TAGTAGATATAGTAGCGTTATTCTTTGGGGACTTCAACCATATAAACAAGGCAGCAAAAGCAGAGCAATTTAATAAATGATTAATTTTATTTCAGAACATATAGACACACTAATAGCTTCACTCGTAGCAGGGGTAGGAAGTTGGTTTTTTACGAGAAAGCAACAAGATGCTAATGTTAAGGTCACGGAGGGTAATGCACTCGAAGGAATGCAGCGAGCGTATGATAAGCTTGTGGAGGATATGAATGAGAAGTTTGCGGAATTAAAACTTGAAAACGCTGAACTAAAATCTGAAATTCAGCTACTGCACAAAGAAAACATTGAATTAAAAAAAATGCTGCGAAACTTGTGAGAGATGTAAATAAAATAATCTTGCATTGTACAGCTACTCCCGAAGGAAGAGATGTGAGTGTAGCAGAGGTTAGAGATTGGCACGTGGGTCATAACGGTTGGAGTGACATAGGATACCATTACCTCATAACATTAAATGGTACGGTAGAAGTGGGTAGACCTGAATCAAAAATTGGTGCTCACACAAGAGGTCATAACAGGCATAGTATAGGAGTGGCTTATGTAGGGGGGATGGATAAAGAATTTAAAAATCCAAAAGACACAAGAACTACTGAGCAGAAGGAAGCATTGATATGGCTTATAGATGAGCTAAAAAGAAAGTACCCGGACAGTACCGTTCACGGTCACAATGAATTTGCTTCAAAGGCTTGTCCAAGTTTTGATGTATCTAAAGAAGGATACCAATAACTCCAATAATAATAGAGCATATAGCTACATTTCTAGTACTTTTTATTTTCTTGTCTTTCTTTTTGTTGTCGGACAAGAGGTAATCGTTACTATCTTTAACGTATTGTAATACGTCTTCACAGGACTTTAAGTTAGTTTCCGCAATATATATCAACTGATAGAGTTTAGTCTCCTTATACTCGCTTATATTAGCTTGTTCCATTAGGCTATCTTTTTGAATAAGCTCAATGTATATTTTATCCATCTGCTCAAGGGTGATGGTAACTAATGTGTCTCCTTTGTTATCTATTAATACGCTCTGTGAATAGCTGTACACGCTCAGGAGAAGGCATAGTGCGATAGTTGTTAGTCTTTGTTTCATAATATAATTTTATAGTGTCTTGTTTTATTTTTAAGCTATCGAGCTCCATATATATAGTATCTGAAGATATTTTTTCAATAATTATCGGAGCGATAGGTTCACTTTCTTTAGAAGAAATAAAATTAAAAATAACTACAGTAGATATAAAGGAATATAAAAACAGAAATATTATTAGGTAAGGCTTATTCATACTGCAAAGATAAAAAGTTTTATATTTGTAGAAAATATAATTAAATGCAAGAATTAACAAAAGAAGAACTAGAGCTATTGCAAGGATTGATAACAGAGTATAATAATGTTAAAATCAAAATGGCTGACACTTTAATTGCACAAGACTCTTTATTAAAAGAGATTGAGTCAATGAAGTCTTCTTATATTAAAGAAGAGAAAAAATTATTAGAAAAATACGGTACTGATTCAATCATTAACGTTCAAACAGGTGAAGTAAAAAATGTCAAAAATTAGCACATACCCAATATCAGCAAATGTCGTTTTAAACGACAAGTTAATAGGCACTGATACAGAAGACGAAAGCAAAACAAAAAATTACTCAGTAGAATCAATACTTGAGTTAATTCGTCTTGTTTCATTAACGCTTCCTGTATATGCAGACAATGCTGCTGCTATAGCAGCAGGAGAATCGGCAGGTAAATTATACAGAAACGCAGGAGATGGGACAAGCTCTAGTGTTGTGTGTATTGTTTACTAATGGGAGTTATTAGAAAGATATCTGTTGGACCTGATTATAAGTCAGGTGCTATGCATTACATAGCAGGTCAATCTATTTTGAATGGTACGCATACTATTCATTTAATTAAATTAAATAAAGAAAAAAAATCAATAGAGATATGGATACAGTCCGGAGAAGAAATATTAGTTTGGAAGGAGTTTAGTGAAACCGTTCCTATTTCTATTGAATACAACATAAACTTTTAATGAAATCACCGTTTTACTTTATAGTAAAGCCATTAAAAGGAAGACGATACGATAACACAAAAAGCATAGGAGGTGTAGATTTTGTTGTTAGCACATCTGAAGAAGACCATAAGTTTTCAAACAGGTATGCTGAGGTTATTGAGCTTCCAATTGGCTACAAAGGAGAAGTTAAGGTAGGAGACACCTTGCTAGTACACCACAACGTGTTTAAGTTTTATAACGATATGAAGGGGAGGCAGAGAAGTGGAAGGAGCTTTTTTAAGGATGACCTTTTCTTTGTAGATAATGAGCAGTTCTTTATGTATAAGAATAGTAAAGGTTGGAATGCTCACGATAGGTATTGTTTTGTAGAGCCAATCAAAAAAGAGGATTCGGTTATATTTAAGAACTCAGTAGAAGAGCCCTTAGTTGGGATAATGAAGTATCCCAATAATTACCTTACCTCTATGGGTATAAAGTCCGGGGATAGAATTAGTTTTACTCCTGAGAGTGAGTATGAATTTACCGTAGATGATGATAAACTTTACAGGGTGTATGACCATCAAATAACAATGAGCTTATGAACGTAAAGGAAACAAAAAAGAAAATAATACAAGCGGGTCATAGGGCTGTCGAGCAGCTAATAAAAGTTGCCAAAGAAGACATAATCAAAGCAGACCCTGAAGATGACTTGGCTGCTGACAAACTAAAGAATGCTGCTGCTACAAAAAAACTAGCAATATTTGATGCGTTTGAGATATTAAATAGGATAGAACTTGAAAGAGAGGCTTTAGAGTCTATTGATAAGGTAAAAAGTAAAGTAAACACAAAACAAGGATTTGCAGAAAGAAGGTCAAGATAACTTATACTTTACGTTAGAGGAATATGTTCCTAAAAATGTCTTAATAAAAAAAAATAAGGCTAAGACTTGGAAGTATGGGTATGATGAAAAGTATGATATAATTATCATATCAAAGACCGGTCAGATAGGCGATGTGGTTTCTATACAAGGACTACCTGTAGCATTGCCACTCGCTCCAAGTAAGTGCTACCAAAAAAGTAGAAAGAAGGAGGAGCAATATTGGGAAAGAGAAGAGATACCAAAAGACTTACAAAAGATTCAATCTATATTCCAATGGAACGATAAGCCATCTGAATTTAAAGACAGATGGGTTGATTACATTGAATCTGAGTTTGATGCAAGAGAGTTCGGATATTGGTTTATGAATAATGGTGTTCCAACGTATATAACAGGAGCACATTATATGTATTTACAGTGGACATCTATTGATGTTGGATATCCTGACTATCGTGAAGCAAATCGCATACTGTATATATTTTGGGAGGCTTGTAAGGCTGACAAGAGAAGTTTTGGTATGGTTTATCTTAAGATAAGACGTTCAGGGTTTTCGTTTATGAGTTCTTCTGAATGTGTAAATACAGGAACGCTTGTAAAGGATTCAAGGGTTGGCATACTGTCTAAAACAGGTTCAGATGCTAAGAAGATGTTTACTGACAAGGTTGTGCCTATAAACAGTAGACTACCTTTTTTCTTTAAGCCTATTATGGATGGTATGGATAAGCCGAAGACAGAACTTGCGTTCCGTATACCGGCAGCTAAGATTACCAAAAAGAATATGTATGACACCAATAACGATGAGTTGTTTGGTTTGGATACAACGATAGATTGGAAGAATACAGATGACAACAGTTATGACGGTGAAAAGTTATTATTGTTAGTTCACGATGAAAGCGGCAAGTGGATAAAGCCAAATAATATTTTAAATAATTGGCGAGTAACTAAAACCTGTTTGCGATTAGGTAGTAAAATTATAGGTAAGTGTATGATGGGTTCTACATCCAATGCACTTAATAAAGGTGGTGACAATTTTAAGAAATTGTATAATGATTCTAATGTATTAAGCCGCAACTCGAACGGTCAGACTAAAAGTGGTATGTATTCTTTATTCATTCCAATGGAATGGAATATGGAAGGTTTTATAGATAGGTTTGGCATGCCTGTATTTAAGAATCCGCAAAACCCTGTTAGGGGAGTTGATAATGAGATGATATATCAAGGTGCTGTAGATTATTGGGACAATGAGGTGTCATCACTTAAGAATGATGCAGATGCGTTAAATGAGTTTTATCGTCAGTTCCCAAGAACAGAATCTCACGCATTTAGGGATGAAAGTAAGCAGTCGATATTTAATCTAACTAAAATATATCAGCAAATAGATTATAATGATGCTTTAATAAAAGAGCACCACATAACACGAGGTAGCTTCCATTGGAAGAATGGTGTAAAAGATACTGAAGTTGTATTCAGCCCTGACAAGAGTGGCAGATTCAATGTGAGTTGGACTCCCAACAAGAACTTACAAAATAGAGTATCTGAAAGAAACGGAATTAAGTATCCGGGGAATGAACATATAGGAGCATTTGGTTGTGACTCGTATGACATATCAGGCACAGTAGGTGGTGGTGGCTCTAACGGAGCATTGCACGGGGTGACTATGTTTAATATGGATGAAGCACCAAGTAATGAGTTTTTTTTGGAGTATGTAGCTAGACCTCAGACAGCAGAGATATTTTTTGAGGAAGTTTTAATGGCTTGTGTGTTTTATGGGATGCCAATACTTATAGAGAACAACAAACCACGTTTACTGTATCATTTTAAAAATAGAGGATACAGAGGGTTCTGTATGAATAGACCTGATAAGTCATATAACAAGTTATCTAAAACTGAGCGTGAGCTTGGAGGCATACCTAATAGTAGTGAGGATATTAAGCAGTCACACGCAGCAGCTATTGAGTCGTATATAGAAAAATATGTAGGGTTTGATGCAGGAGGCACATACAGGGAGTCTGATGATATAGGTTCTATGCCCTTTAACAGAACACTTGAGGATTGGGCTAAGTTTGATATAACAAACAGAACAAAGTTTGATGCTTCAATAAGTTCAGGACTAGCTATAATGGCTACACAGAAGCACTTATATGTACAAGAAAAAAAACAATCAAAAATAAAGATTAACTTTGCAAAGTATAGCAATAATGGAAATATTAGCGAAATTATTAGATGAATGATGTTAAAATAAACATATCGTCTACAGGATTCCCTAGTCAATTTGTATCAGATGCTGAGAAGGCTACTGATGAATTTGGTTTGCAGATTGGACAAGCAATTCAATATGAATGGTTTAAGAAGGACGGGAGACAATGTAGATTTTATAGCCAATGGGGAGATTTTCACAGACTAAGACTATATGCTCGAGGTGAGCAATCTGTAGGGAAATATAAAAATGAGTTAGCCGTAGATGGTGACTTATCATACTTAAACCTAGATTGGACACCTGTTCCTATATTGCCAAAGTTTGTTGACATCGTTGTTAACGGAATGTCTGATAGATTATTTAAAGTTAAGGCATATTCTCAAGATGCAATATCTCAATCTAAAAGAAGCAAGTTTCAGCAATTGGTTCAAGGTGAAATGCTTGCTAAAGATATATTAAAAAATATTGAGCAAAAAACGGCAGTTAACCCTTTTTCTGTAGACCCTGAAGAGTTGCCATCTACAGATGAAGAGTTAGCATTATATATGCAGCTTAATTATAAGCCTGCAATTGAGATAGCAGAAGAGACTGCTATTGATACAATGTTTGATGAAAATCATTACGATGACATTCGTAAAAGGATTGATTATGACTTAACTGTATTAGGAATCGGTGTAGCTAAGACAGAGTTTTTGCCGGGTTCAGGCGTAAAGGTTGAATACGTTGACCCCGCTAATATTGTTTATAGCTATACCGAAGACCCTAATTTTAAAGATTGTTTTTATTGGGGTGAGATTAAAACAGTTCCAATTATTGAGCTAAAGAAGATAGACCAAACCTTGACAAATTCAGACTTAGAGGAAATATCTAAGTATGGGCAGTCTTGGTATGATTACTACAACGTAGCTCAGTATTATGATAACGATATATTCTATAGAGATACTACCACTTTAATGTATTTTAATTATAAAACAACTAAAAAGGTTGTATATAAGAAAAAGATTAAAGATAGTGGAGCTATATCAATGGTAGAAAAAGATGACCAATTTAATCCACCTGAAGAAATGATGGATGAAGGGTCATTTGAAAAAGTAGAGAAAACTATTGATGTGTGGTATAACGGTGTTATGGTTATGGGCACTAACATAATACTGAAGTGGGAAATGGCTGAGAATATGGTTAGACCAAAATCTGCTACACAGCACGCACTTCCTAACTACGTTGCTACAGCACCAAGAATGTATAAAGGTGTTATAGAGTCTTTAGTAAGACGTATGATACCGTTTGCAGATTTGATTCAGATTACTCATTTAAAACTACAGCAAGTTATTGCTAAGGTTGTACCTGATGGTGTGTTCATTGATGCAGATGGATTAAATGAAGTAGACCTAGGTACAGGAGAAGCATACAATCCTGAAGATGCATTAAGACTATATTTCCAAACAGGTAGTGTTATTGGTAGAAGCTATACAGGCGATGGTGAATTTAACAACGCAAGAGTGCCAATACAGCAGCTAACATCTAATTCAGGTGCATCAAAAACACAGATGCTTATTGGTAACTATAATCACTACCTAAACCAAATAAGAAACGTAACGGGGCTGAACGAGGCTAGAGATGGTAGTACTCCTGACCCGAATGCTTTAGTTGGTTTACAGAAACTAGCAGCAGCTAACTCAAATACAGCTACTAGACACATATTGGATGGAAGTCTTTATATGTACAGGTCACTAGCTGAAAGTTTATCTTACAGAGTTAGTGATGTATTGCAATATTCTGATTTTAAGGATGAGTTTATTAATAAAATAGGTAAGTACAATGTATCTATATTGGATGACATAAATGAGCTATACTTATATGACTTTGGGATATTCATTGAAGTTTCTCCTGATGAAGAGCAAAAAGCAATGCTTGAGCAAAATATACAAGTAGCATTATCTAAAGGTGGTATAAACCTTGAGGATGCAATTGATATTCGTGAAATTAGAAATATTAAAGTTGCTAATCAATTACTAAAAGTTAAGCGTAAAGCAAAACAAGATAGAGAAGAGAAGATGGCTATGCAGAAGCAAGCTATGCAATCACAACAGCAAATGCAATCTCAGCAAATAGCTGCTCAAGCTGCTATGCAAAAAATACAAGCTGAGTCTCAATCTAAAATGCAGCTAAAACAGGCAGAGGTAGCGTTTGAAATAGAGAAGATGAAAAACGAAGCAATGCTTAAAGAAAGGCTAATGGATAAAGAGTTTAGTCTTAATATGCAGCTTAGAGGAATCGAATCAGACCAACTTCAGAAAAGAGAAGATAACAGAGAAAAAGCTAAATCAGATAGAATTAGCCAACAAAACTCTGAGCAATCAAAACTAATAAATCAAAGAAAGAATAATTTACCACCTATGACCTTTGAATCTAACGAGGATAGTCTAGATGGATTTGACCTAGCTGAGTTTGAGCCTAGATAAAAAACATAATTATTTTTTGTTTAATTTTGCATAAAATCAAATCAAATGGAAATTAAAGTAAAAGAGGTCGGTGTTATTGAAGAAAAGTCTGTACAACAAGTTGAGCAGGAGCTACTCGAAAAGCACGAAGAAAAGCTAAATGAAGAGGTTGAAACTGAAGAGACAACTCAGGTTGTCGCTCAAGAAGAAACCCAAGAACAAGAAGATACAGCTCAACCCTCAGAGCTAAATGAGGAAAGCGTTCTTTCATTTATTAAGAATAAGTACGGAAGAGAAATTAATTCTCTTGATGAGCTTACAGCAGCTAAGGAATCTGAAGAGATGCCTGAAGATGTTGCAGCTTATTACAAGTACAAAAAAGAAACAGGGAGAGGAATTGATGACTTTGTTAAGTTAAGCAAAGACTTTGATGAATTAACCCCTGATACATTGCTACGAGAATATCTTAGTGCAACCGAGGAAGGATTAGACTCCGAAGACATTGATATGTTAATGGATGAATATTCTTTCGATGAGGATTTGGATGATGAGGGAGACATTAAGAAAATCAAAATAGCAAGAAAAAAGACTATTGCTAAAGCCAAGAAGTATTTCAATGAGCAGAAGGAAAAGTACAGAGTTCCCCTTGAGTCAAGCCGGAGCTCTATTTCTGAAAGTGATGCGAAAGACCTTGAGGCATATAAACAATATATAGAGTCATCAAAGACTTACGAAGAGACGATACAAAGAAAGCGTGAATGGTTTACTAAAAAAACTGATAGCGTATTCGGAAGTGAGTTCAAAGGTTTTGAGTTCACGCTTGACGATAAAAAGGTAACGTATTCTCCGGGTGATGCTACTGAATTAAAGAAAATCCAATCTGACCCACAGAACTTTATAGGAAAGTTCTTAAATGAAGATGGACTTATCGAAGATGCAGCAGGTTACCACAAGGCTTTGTCTATTGCAATGAATCCTGAAAAGTTTGCCAAGTTTTTTTACGAACAAGGTAAGGCAGAGGCAACTGATGATGTGATGCGTAAGACGAAAAACATTAATATGTCTGAACGTAGAACACCTGAAGTTACTTCTAAAGGCGGGATGCAAATTAAATCTCTCGGCAACGACTCGGGTAGAGGTTTAAAAATTAGAAGTAAAAAATAAGTTTAAAAAATTAAAAAAGAAAAATTATGGCAGGAAGTGTTTCAACAACTCCGGGGTTC